TCTAATCAGAGGTGCTACAAGTGCACCTGCCAAGATAGATAACTCCGGGCGCACATCTGCTACCAAAGCCAAAGCTGTGGTGACAGTGGCAGCGGCTACGCTGCGTGCATAAGACTTTACAATTGCTTTTTGTTTTGCACTAAGTTTCATCATAATCCTAACTGTTTGATTTTCTGTTTGACTTGCTCTTTGTTCATCTTAATCTCAAAGTGCATCTCATCCTTGCGCTTTTTGTAATGACCGCCCCAGGCCAAACCATATTTAGTTATTAGTAATGTGATTATATTACACTGTTCTTTGTTAAATGTATTTGACTTGCCTAATGGATGTTTTAAAGCGTTTAAATCTACAGCTGTACCGGAGCTGTGATTGCTTAAAACTTTGTCAGAGCCTCTGGTCATTCTAAAGGCATAACCCCAGTCATCCAATTGGCCTTGATCAATTGGCTCTACAAGCTCATGAAATTCTTTACAAAAGGCGACCAGTATTGGTGCTACAGCTTTAGCACAAGCAATCTTGAGTTTAGTGCCAGGTACAACAAAAGATTGTATGCCTATGGCTTGTCTATCTTCACTGGCCGGCCAGCCGTTTGGGCTTGTCAGCTCTCTAATTGTTGCCACATTAAATTTTCTTCATCCCAAAGCCATCTGCCTTCAGTAGGCAATGGAGTTGGTGGATTCCAGAAAGAACCTGACCTAATCCAAGATGGATAAGGTTGTGGACTTACGAATATATCCTCATCAGGATTATAGGTATATCCAATGCCTGCGTAAGTGCCTCTGATTTTAGAATTGTAAGATGTTCGTTTAATGTTATGACCTGTTGCTTGACTGTAAAAAGTTTCAGTATCTAATCCATTGATTAGTTCTGTTTCATCAACACCAACAGTTACATTTACAACTATGTTATTTTCATCTAACCAAGCGTAATGTGCCATTATGACCAACTCACATTTCCAGCAGTTGCCTGTGTAATCGTTGCTCGCTTGTAACCACCACTTGGGGATGATTCTGTTCCTGTAACACCTGCGCCAAATGTAATTGTGCGAGTATCTGGGTATCTTAAAACTATAACTCCTGAACCACCATTACCACCGCTTTTTATGTGTGCTCCACCGCCACCACCGCCACCAAGATTTGTGCTGCCATTAGCTCCATCTGCTCCTGATATTCCACCATTACCACCGCCACCAGTTCCACCAAGGTTCCTGGCTGCGCCATCAACTGAACTACCCCCGCCACCACCACCAGCATAAGTTACGGATGAGCCTGTTATATCAGTTGCTCTACCATTTCCACCTGCACCAGAGGTTGTGCTAGTTCCAGTATTGCCAACTTCAGATGCACCACCGCCACCACCACTAGAAAAATTAGGTGAACTAAAATTATTACCACCTGCAAATCCTTGGCCAGATGGAGACGCAGCACCACCAGTTCTTGAAGTACCTGAAGCACCACCACCGCCACCACCTGAACCACCATCACTGCCATTTGTATCGGCTCTACCAGATTGTCCGCCGCCTGTTGCAGTTATTGTGCTAAAAATAGAATCAATACCTTTGGTACCAGCACTGACTACACTATTATCACCGCCAGTACCGCCACCGCCAACTGTCACTGTATAGGAAGTTCCAATAGTTAATAATAATGCGGATTCAAGAGATCCACTGCCACCAGTGCCTGTTACTGTGCAACGCATACCGCCTGCACCTGCACCACCCCCATTATATCCTGATGCACCGCCACCACCTGCAACTACTAAATAATCAACAGTAAATGTTGTTATTACCGGTGCGGATGGTTGTGTCAATATCCCTAAAATATTCATTTGTTACTCAGTTACCCTGCCAACTACATACCAACTATCTGTATCTACTTTTATACAAGAGACTGCACCAAAAGTTTTGGTTATTGTAGGATTAGTAGATGTTGCACCTGTTGAAGCAATAGTCACGCCAGCACCTTGAGTAATGCTAATAGTGCCAGTGGAGCCAATTTTTATTAAGTTAATTACTGATCCGGTTGTAATTGCCACAGTGTTGTTTGGCGGTATTGTCACTATTGTAGTACCTGTGTTTGAGTAAGTGATTAATTTATTATCTGCATCTGCAACCACAAATGTGTCAGATGTAGTAGTCACACCCCGGACAGTAAGATTAGCGATACTGTTCATTTGAGCCGCCGTTAAAACTTGACCGGTTACAAAAGTTGCCACTGTTTTCTCCTAATAGCTTAAAATGTCTTGATCTAATACACCATCAACAGCAGAGTCTAGCAAAAAACCTATCGCAAAAGGTTGAGCACATGAGAATGTGACAAAAAAAGAATTAGGTGTAATTTGATACTGTACTCCGGCAATCACGCTGTCACTGACTACATTGCCGGCAGGTAGGGTTTGAGTCACCTCAATTGGGTCAAAAATGTCAAGCTCTAAAGCTGCAGTAACTCTAGCCGGATCCTCTTGGCTATAGGCATCTATCGTCAAAGAATTGAGCTGTATATCAACACCCTGCTCTTTTCTTGAGGCAATGATCATTTGAGCTTGGTTTAAGGCATCTGCCTCAGTCTGCATGATGCCTGATCTAACCCGGCTGTGTTGGAAATAATCATCAATGCTTGTAGTGTCACTAGCAGTTTGACCAGATAGACCTGCAGGGGTAACTGTGGCTTTGTTAATTAATTGATAATCAGAGATGTCAAACTCAACTTTTTGATAAGTAATATCTCCCGACAAAGGCACATCTGAGAATTTTGTTGAGGTGCTACCTGAGTCTGTAATGATGTCTGTTCTTGACATGAACTTAACAAAGCCTCTTTGATCTACATATAAAGCTCCGGCCTCACTCTGTTCTAATTCTTGAAGAGCTGCTAACAAAGATCTTGAATTGCCATTGTCTGCCTGGACAGTTGTAGTAGCTGTTGTAGAAATTTCTCTCATGCCACCTGGCCAGTTTCCAGAGTCTAACAAGCTACTGACTCTTTGAGCTGTAGTTTGGCCGGCAGTGCCACCGCTGACTGAGGTAATTGTAGTTAGGTTTAAAAGCTGAAAACCATCAACACAATTTAGGGTTACATAAGCCGGATCAAAACCTGTAGGGCTTTGATAATTCCACTCTTGTACATAAAAAGATCCTAAGCTGTAGGTAACACTGTTAAAAGTTGCAGTCATGCGTATTTTACGCATTGGTTTAATTTTGCCAAACAAGCTTGATGAGGTATTAGCAGGATTGAATTGACCTGTTTGATCTACAAAAACAATCTTTGCACTGCCGCCAATAAATGAGTCAGAGGATCTATTAAAGGCACGCTTTATGTAGCATTGTGTTACAAAGTCTGTTATATCTACTATGTCAGCGGCAGCGGTACCAAGTATTGCAACATCTAAGGGTGTGGCTGGGTCATCAAGTACAAGAGCAGGGTCAAAACTTGCTCCATTGCTAAAGTCAATCTCAGCTTTAAATATTGCCGCTGGCATTATCTACCTAGATTACTTAATTGAGTTACAGCTCCAGTGCGGTTAAGGTTATACAAAACATCTTGAATTACAGATTGTAATTGACCCTCTGAGATTACAGAGCCGGCAACATTGACAGTAACCCTTGTGCCCATTGATCCCATGCGATCTAATGGGATGACAGCCTCAGCTCCGGCCTCACCAATTAAAGCCTGTGTTGGTCTTGTAACAATACCGCCCTCTGCTAGAGGTACACGCCTTGCCCCTGTCAAAGGATCGATGTCTGGATTAGCTCTAAAGTATGCGTCAGCCTGAGCTGTCAATCTTGCACTAGCACCAGCCCCAGATCTAGCACCTGCAACAGTGCTACCCCCAGCGATCAATTCTTCATATACATTTTTAAAAATTTTGTCATATTTTTGTGGCTCAATAATAGTTGGTGCCGGAATTGAAGCAACAGGTTTGCCTACCTCAGGTATCTTGACTTGACTTAACAAAGCCAACATCTTTTTAATTTCTTCATTTGCTGCAAACAATTCTTGAATGTATAAAGTGACACCTACAGTAGTCATGCCCCATTTTTTAGCAAGCTCATCAATTTCACCTGTAGTAATTTTGCCATCCTCAATTACCTTTAAAACATCTGCATATCTTTGAGCTTCATCCACAGCCTCTTTTGTGCCGTCTCTTAATTTTTGCAGGATTTTCACACGCAGCTCATCTTCGGCATTTAACTTACGGCTTAAAGCGGCCTGTAGGTTAATCCGGTCTAAGTCAAACATAGACTCTAATTCAGCTTTTTTCTTTGACAAAGCGGCTTGAGCAGTTTGTTCTTTTGTAGTTGCTTTTTGTCTAGCCAATATTTGCGCTTGTATTTTGGCCAACATCTGATCTTGTGTTAATTTTTTCTTACCAAACTTTTCCTGCAATTCTAAAGCATCAATAGTCTGTTGAGAAAGTCCCAGATAACCTTTAGCAGCCAAGAATTGTTTTTGTCTTACTTTAAAACCTTCTCTGCCAAGATCCTCAAAGGTTGTATTTAAGGCAGTTAGAAAACCTTTTTCACTTACTGTTTTACCGAAGCCAATAAGTACATCACCGACACCGCCGGCAACAGACTCTAAAACTAGACCAAAGCTTTTAAGATTATCTGTGCCTGTAACTATGTAAGAGGATGCAATCAAAAAGCCGTTGCCTAAAGTTTCAGTAGCCTCACCTGCACTAATTTTGAATGACTTTAATTGACCTTCAAAAGTCTCTGTTGATGCTTCGGCTGCACCTGCATACTTATCTAAATTTATTAAAAGTTTTTCAAAACCCATAGCCTTGGCTTCGGCTGCAGTAAAGCCGACTCCTAGAGCTGTGATCCCCTTATAGTTACCTACCGCTGCCTTTGTTACTGCATCCAAAACCTGAGTTAGATCTGCTCCGGTACCGGCTGAGATGTCTAAAGACTTTTGTAATAAAAATTGTGAACTATCAAGATCACCAGTTTGTGCAATTAGTTGTCTTAAGGCCGGGATAAGCTGATCCTCAGTGACATTTGTGACTCTTTGTAAATTATCTATAAAATCTTTTACATTAGGCAGTAATCCGCCGGCACCAATAGACTCTAAAGTCAAGCGTAGAGATTTATCTAATTTTTCTTGAGCTAAGGCTGCAGTTATAGAGCTTTTACCAAGCTTGAGTAACGCAAAACCGGCACCAACCGCACCTGCAAACAGACCAGCCTTAAGGGCTTTTTTGCTCACAGCTACAGTTTTATCAAATCCTTTAAGCTCTTTTGTCGCCCTGTCTAAACCCTTTTTATCAAACTTGGTTAGAAAATTGACTACTACATTCTGACTTAGTGCCACAGTTAATCCTTAAAGTTTTCGCCCAGGTATTTTTTTAACACTGTCACAAGATTAGCATTAACTTGAGATCCTAATTGATATGATGCCCGATAGATAAGCCTTTTTTCAGCTGCTCCACCGGTTGCATTTACTTTAGCTATAAAGTCATCACTAGCATTGCGATTGCGACTAACTCTCCTAGTTTTACCTCTACTGCGTGCCGTACCAAAACCTGCTAATTCATAAATGATGCCTGGCACTGATTTATTTACCAAGGCCAAAGCTGTGACTGCAAAAGTTGTCCCTTTAATTCTTTGCACCTTTGTTTTGGCACTTGTCACCTGGATGCCAGCTCTTACCTCAGCTTGTGACCATTGCCATCTGGATTTGTTTGTTTTGCCATAGGTTCGACCTCTATGTTCGGTGTCATAAGCCCATCCCCAATTGGTTGGGTAATAAGGCTTAGTCTCACGCCATCCTGGAAAGGGTTGAGAGGGCACAAAACTTTCAGCTAATTTTTCAACAGGTTTAACTTGTTTGCGTAATTCTTTTCTAAATTCTTTTTGTAATTCAGGCTCTATTTTTTTCATTGTGGCCAAGATGCGATCAAGGTCTGCAACATAAACAGCCTTTAAAGATCTATCTACCTCAGCCATTATTTACGCCTCATTGTCTTAGACTGTTGGCTTCTCTCTTGCAAGATTGCTTTGATGGCAAGATAGATTGCCGGATCAACCTCTAATAAATCTTTTGGGCTGATGCCTGTAGCCACCGACACAGATGCAATCTCCCATATCTGTCCATGTCGGTCTAGCCATTTTTTGGTTCATACAACAAATCAACATCTACATACTGATTTATGTAATCATTACCAAACTCTTTGTCTGTTTTGCCTGCCGCTTTTTCAAGAGCATGTGCAAACCACCAAAGATCTGACTCAAGCTGTAATTCAGTTAATCGCTTACGCCATCCTGTTTTAAACTCGGCTTCAAAACCGACCTTGACAGATGGCGTAAGTTCATAAGTAACTTTGTTGCCGTCTTTCTTTGTTATTTCAATCTTGTGCATGTCCCACCTTTTCTTTTTAGCTTGTTGCTTTTGTTAAAGCTGTAACTGGAAAAGTCACACTTGCCGTAGCTGCGCCGTCTGTTGATCCTGAAATGGGTGTCCATTGCGTGATCAAACATGACATGCTGTAACTAGGATTTGTAGCTGTAACAGTACCGGTAACTGGTATCAATTTGATTGCCAGTTTTGAACCAATTGCATCTTCAAAAAGACTGTTCACTGAGGCTGCCGCAAAATCGTTGAACAGTTCTAAATTGACAGATGAGACTTCAACTCCACCTATCATATTTTGTACTGTGTCATTCATGGCAGTAATAGTTACTGCCTCAACTTCTCTGTTTAAGCTTACAGTGCTGACAAATGAAGATATGGTTGAGGTA